GCTCAAGGGACCCCCCTGAGTACATTTTGGTCTGCCCTGTCGACTCCAGGCTCCGTAGTTACGTTTACAGCGTTGGTTGGCGGAAACTCCTTCCTAAAGTGAAAGGACATCTAGGGTGTAGATGTTCAGCGGTGTTGTGAGGGCTGAGGCGCCATTTTGCGATCGTTGCGACAAGGTGTATTTGGATTCGCTATGTGCTGTCCCGCGTGCTGGGGTGGAGGTATCCTTTCCTGTGCCTGCGTGCTGCCACATCTGTCGTGATGACGTAATGTTCCCCACCCCAGGCGACACCGAAGTCGTCCGTACGATACAGGTCAACGCGGTTTTGTGGTCCGCGATTGCCTGCCTGACGGCGACTGCAGGTGACAAGACGTTCGTGCAAGGGCTGGTAGCCCGTGTACGGGGCGAGAAGACACTCGCGAAACGACCGGACCTCGTAGTTAGCTATGTCCGCGTCTTGCCACATGCCATTACGGCTTTGTCCGCACATCAGCCCGGATATGACTCGGGCGGGTGCTTCGCTAGGATTCTGCGGCGAGTACTACCCTGCTGCTGCAGTTTCAGACCTCGCGTCGTGAGTAACATCACGTTTCTCACTACCGCACTTGAAGAAGAAGAGGTCGATCCCGTCCCACCTACGTCTGCCGTTGATGAGAACGGCAAACTGCCCGCAATAACTATGGATAACGACGGGACACTCAAGACCAAGGACGTCTCAATGGTGACAAAAGATATGGGCAGTGATGCTCCCACGAATAGGCTGGCCACTCAGATTGGACCAGACCTTGTCCCATCTGCCCATTACGCGGAGGACGCGCGGAATGTGGCGGCCGGCGTTGCTGGTCGTATTGTTGGGAAAGCTAAACCCTTCAAACCTACCCCCAAGATGTTGGGGAAGATTGAATCTATGGTAACCCAGTTCAAGCATGACGTATTGACTCCGGAGATGGTGGCCGAATGGGCATCATTGCATACAGACATTGCTTCTATTGCCTCCGGGAAGTGGACCATTGAAACACTCGAACGTTCCATCGACGATTTGTTGAATGTCGGAGTTGGTGCTGAGGAGTTGAGATGGGCCGCTAAGGTCAAGGATGAAGTCTTGCCAGATCGCGGAAAGGCGCCACGCCTTGTTCTTGATTGTGGACCTTCCGGTCAGCTGATGAGTCTGGCCGTTGTCCACTGCTTAGAATGGTGCGTGTCACATTACTTCTCCTCTACGAATATCAAACACAAAGGGAAGTATGACGCGGTTAAACAGATATTCTCTCGATTGAACGGGGTACAAGGGCGGGTGCTTGAAGGCGATGGGAAGTCATGGGACACTACGGTGTCACCGGAACTCCGCCACGCCTTGGAAGACAAGCTCATCATTCGGGTTGCTGAATTGCTTTTTGAAAATGGTGACGCTGCAGGAACTTTGCTCTCGTGGGTAACCGCCGGGCTCAGTGATCGTGCTAAAAACAAAAGATCCGTCACGTATAGAAAATCGAAACAGTTCGCTTTTCTCATCTTGCGCGCTTTTCGTGCCAGCGGTGATCGCGGCACCAGCATCCTTAATTGGATTGTTAACTTCGTGGTGTGGGCGTGCGTCATCCTTGACAAACCCCACGTCGCAGTCTCTTGTCCCGATCAGACTATATTTAAAAATGATAACGGGGAGACAGTTACTTTTGCGCGAGGTATGGAAGGTGACGACAGCGTGGTGAAGACTGACTCCGCATTGACCAACGAGGAAATCGTCGCCATCTGGGACTCTCTCGGCTTCACTATGGAGTTGCAAGAGCGTGAAGGCGGGCAACATGTAGTCTTTGTTGGTCTCACCGCGTATGTCACTCCGCAGGGATTCATCTCTGATGTATTCCTTCCGGAGCCTAACCGCAATGTTGCATCAGCGTCGTGGACCTTGAAAGAGGGCCCACCCGAACAATATGCCCTATCGTTCGCCGCTCGCGCGGCGTTCTTTTCCAATCATCCACCTCTTGCCAATTATTTCCGTGCTTGCGGAAGGCATTGGTGGCAACAGTCTGAGGGAGTGCGCACGCAGCTCTCTCGGGATGACCAATATCGGCTGTTTGGTGACTACGACACCAAGCGCACTGACACTTTCGAGCGTCTCTCCGAGGTCAAAATGTGTCCGGAATTGGCGGACGACATCGCGCTGGAAGTTACACGGAAATTGATTGAAGCCTATTGTGGCGAAGCAATGACTATCGATCAGGAGGCTGTATTGCTGAGTCTTGACGTGGTACGACCAGAGGATGCGGAGTACTTAAGGGGGTGCTTTCCCCCCGGAATGCTCCAATAAATGTGTGTAGGGGGGGGGCGCGTCGGCAGACGCGTCGAGAAGGACCAGTGGGGATGTGCAGCGTGATGCCCCCCGGAGTGTTGTTTTCTCCGTATGGTCCGCCTTATTCTTCTGACATGGGCTGGGCGCCCATGCAGAGCATGGTTCACTATGCGCAAGTGGTGAGGTGAAGGCTATCAGATTGCCCCTTACTGACCGCGGGGGTTTGGGTTTGGCCGCCTGAAATCTGGTATCGTATGTCTGCTAAAACGACCGCTAGCTCCGATGAAAAATTGCCGAATATGCACCGCTGTTCTCATGTGCTAGTTGGGGTGGGCTTAGGCAGGGTTGTGAAAGGGCAAAGCGCCTGGGGAGCTTCTCTGTTGACGAGACATGCGACAAAATGCGCTACGGTTTCTCCCTTAAGGGGTGCAGCGGTTAATCATCCGCCGACGATTCTGAGTTTCGCGTCTCGAAAACGCGGCTGTGACCTGATCGCCTTCTGGCCTCGTCACTGTTTCACTTTACTTATTTCCGGCGGACCCCCTACCCAAGGGGCAGCAAATACAGTTTCACGCGTGTGGCTCAAGTGACCCCTCGGGACACGCATTAACTAACCCAATTGCCATTTTGGCATTTTCTTCGCTCTATTCCAATTCTGTGCCCCCCCGGGCTTACAGTGTTGGTAAAACACATTTCCTACGCGCCGTACTTTCCAGCATCATGTCTGGATGGAAACTTGCATCTTCGGACGCGCCGAGCCGTGTGGATACCCTGGAAACGATTGGCTCTATGAGCTACAATGCGCAATGGGTCGATTCCGTGAATACACAGTTCAACTCCTCGACCGTATTTGTGTGGTCACCCGATCTGGGCGAAGGGCAATTGGCCGTTTTCAATTCTGCGGATGCGACGACGGCTGCTTCCGCCCTGACGAGTGTGGCCCGCACGGTGACGACTTCAACCGAGTATTTCGTCAAGGGGACGACACCTTCTCTTGCTGCCATTGCTGCAACTCCTAACCGTTGTTGCGCTTTGTCAGGAAGTTGCATTCTTGCCCTTGACTGGGGAGTGAATACCGGTCTTTTGCGCATGATGCGCATCACTGACCTGTTGGAATCACTGGACATTGGCACCATTGCTGGGCTGCTGGGCTCAGAGATCCAGGGTGTGAAAGAATATATCCTCGGCGGTAAGCAGAATATTTGCTTACGTGCTAGTATGCACCAGAAAGCCGCTCTCGGCAATATGACCGCAGTTCGGTCCACTTTCTTTAACATGGGCACAGACACACCGTTGTCAGGCTGGGTGTTTCGTTTCACTACCATCGGGGCTGCTTCGGCTATCCCGGCGCCAGTGTTGCGTGTGCACGCCGGTCTGCGAGTTCAACGCGAACTCACGTACCCGGAAGCATACTTGCATGACTCCCTTCGAACCATTCCTGTTGCTACCCTTTCTGGTAGCTCGCGCAGTTCGGCCGACCCGACTCTCAAACCGCCAGCCGGCGAGATTCGCGATCAAATGCTGTCTTCTGTAAACGAGTTGGGTTCCAAAGATGACGGGAAGAAGGGTCACTCGCAGCTACGCGGCAAACTCTCACCTGCCGAAAAAGATGCTATGCAGAAATCTCACAAGGAGAGTTATGCCGAGACCACCCGGAAAGTCAAGAAAGCGGCGAACACTGTCAGCAAGGTTGTTGACGCTTATGGACGAACTATTGACATGATCCAGGGTGTTCCGTACCGCCAGGGCATCACTTACAACCCTCATGGCGCTGATCCTTGGTTCGGACCCCTTCCCGGGATCGGCCTTGGAAACGTGCCGGTGCAGGGTGCCCTCGGAAACGGAAGGCGATTGAAAAAGAAAGCTGTCTCGAAGAGATGGTAAGTCCGGACTGATGGCCATCGGTATTTGGCTGCTATGGTGATGAGCAGGACACCCGTAAACTTGACGACAAAGTTTGGCGTGGAAAACGTTGTACGCACTCCACAGACTTCGTTCTCTGGAGAAGGAAATGTGCTTTCCCAACATGGGCCTTGGTCGGTTCCACCGTACACTGGTACCATGAGCAAGATACTGAGTCTGGTGTGGGAAGCCAGCCGGGAGGTAAGGTAGAGCCTACCGTTATTAATGCCACTAAAATTCTCCCGCCCCCCC